GTTGCTTTATTTATTTATTTATTTGTCTACTTATTCATTTATTTATCTATATATTTATTCATTTGTTTATTTGCTTGTTTGTGCGTTGGCCAACTTCCTTCCCACACCTACTTGCAGCTTAACCCAGCCTGAAATATATCTTATACTTAAGTCTTGAAATAGTCTACATATCTACGTTCCCATGTAGACCACATGCATACCCAAGCTACTGCATATCCGCTTATTAGCGCCCAATCTTCGACTTTAGGCCTTGCTATCCCTACTGTGAAATTTCTAATTAGCACTTGCGTCACAGCAGTTCGACACAAGCTAGCCAATGTTCCAACTGTATAACTAGCAGCGCCAGGGACCCTAATGCGTAATTGTTTCCAAGCTTCCAAGTTCTTAGGCCCACCCAGCATTTCCAACATCTGGGCTTTGTTTTCCGCATCCATATCCCTATTACCTCCGTTGATTGAGCGTAATGTTTCAGCTAGGCTCTGGACAGTCGTTTTCAACTTATAGGCCAATTTATCTAGCTCTGCTGTTTCCAACTTGAAAGGGTTATGGTCTAACAGAGCTCCTGACCTTAGTCTAGATAATGCTGCTTCATCTCCCACGGCATTACGCATTATAGATACTGCGCCTGAAATTAGGATTCGTATGTCTTGCCCATGTTTGTCCCATATAGTAGTAGGTATCCTAACGGCCGGTCTAAAGCGAATTAGAGCATCTGTTAAGTTAGGTACAACCATTATACGTGGGTTGCTCCTAGCGTAACTATTTAGATCTGTTGCTATTGCGGTGAGCTGGAACTGCGTGAAAGCCCTACTGGGTTGTCCTTCTTGCACTTCATGCTGCCCGGACCCCCACATGTCTCTTGTGTAGAAGTCATTGTCAACAGCTACAGCTACGACATGGAAGTTAAGAGCCGCAGCTATATCAGCTATAGCAGAGCAAATACGAGCCCCACCACCTATCAGCAATGTTGCGTGTTCACGGACTGACTTGTCATTTAGCCATAGATCTATAGCTGGCAACATTTGGGCGAGGTTGTCGTCTTCAGACAACCTAGCGTCATATTGCCCTCCGTAATCATCTATATCGTATGTCCAGTCGCCATCAGCATAGGCGCTCTTACCTATCTTAGGTGGTCCAACGATAAACGTCTTCGACACCCCCTCTATTATACGAGCATCTCTAGATATATCCAACACCTTAGTCTCTACTTCATATTTCTTCAAACTAGCAACGACAGTACGAAGCGCTTCTATGTATCGATTGTAGGCGAAAGACCTGTCACGGTTAGTAACAACAGTGTCTAAGGCTGCAGCAGTGCAACCCTGCTCAATCATTGCACATATTTGTTTAGCTCCATTTGTACCATATTTCTCTTTCAGTGCGATCCAAGCAGATGCTGCTAAGTCTTTGCCAGCTGCTCCATTTACCCAGTTTGATAGTTCATGTTCATTAACTGACATTGTAGGTAGTTGTAGGTTAAATGCAACAGATGGCCATTTCAAAGGATGTGTGGTATTACCTAGCCCATTTAACATTTCACACCCCTCCCATAGATCCTTGTCTGCATCTAGCACAACTTCTCTTGCGTTAGCAGAATGTATGGTGACTTGACTATGTTTAACCCTAAGGATTTCCCTTAAAGCTTCCAGCAATTTGGGTTGAACGCAGCGTCGAGCACACGTGCCCAGTTGTGCCATCATAGTAGAAGACCTAGTCCTTATGTCTTGTTTGTCTGCAGCTTCCCACTGTTGATAAAACAGTACTGCTACAGACCTCATAGCATACCCTACAACACCATTAGGTCCACCTAATACTCGTAGATATTCATACCTACGCCCCAATCGTTGCTTAAACACTTGCATATCCAAGCCTGATCCAAACATTAGTGACATGGATAAGGCAGCCCGGAGCCATGATGTGTGCGATTCCACCATATCGTCTCCCCTGCCTTGCCTGTTTGCGACTAATTTATCATAAGTTGGTACAACTGAACTTTGTAGCTGACACAATGATGTATATGCTCTAGTGAACACACGCCAGTTAGCTCGTGTGTTAATTCCGCCTGTGTCTATAAACCCGCTCAACATGCTAGACTTCAATATTTGATACACTCCTTCTACTAAGACAGCAGGCCTTAAATAAGTCAAAGCTAATCTAATGGTGGCTGCAACATACTCTGGATGCACGCTAGTTGATGCACTCAACTCTTTGCTAATACCAGTCTTCATACCAAACCTGTTGATCAAATACTTGGTAGCTAGCAACCTCTCAATCGCCATCATCTGTAGCATTAAAGATTTATTGAAATCCGCTGGATCAGCACTGGCTATAATAGACTCTCCCTGGTCATAATACGCCTTGTCGTCTATACTTGAACATAAGTTCAAATAGTTCAATGCTACGACAGCTGGTACTGTAGAAGAGTCTACACCAGGTATTTTACCTATAGCTACGTCACCTTTACCTATCACTCGCATACTTAAGAGAGTATGTAACATAGCTGTAGCATACAAGACTCTCTTCTTCGCTATTTCATTCTTCTGAAAATGGTTGGCAGGTGCAAACTCTAACGCCTTAATCAGGTCTATTAGAAATTCTACTGGCAACTGGGCCCTTGCCAATGCTTTGGATAATCTCTCTGTAAACTCATAGTAATCAGCCTTTTGCTCCACAACTGTATTTACAAAAGTTCTCCAATTCTTGACAATGTCCACATCCTTTAAAACATCATTGGCAGTCCTTAGTTGTAATAGTATACTATACAAATGTTGCTCTGATACCTTCTTAACATAGCAATTACCTTGTAGAGCACTTTGATTGTCAGACTTTGTAGTCACGACTAGTAAACCACCAACATACTTCTCCGGTATTCTGTCTGCGTACCTGACAATTGCTGCATCCAATAAAGGTGGTTGCTTAAGCTTCGTGACAACTACAATTTGCTTAGATATCGGTCTAGATATTTCTGGATCTAGAAGACCGTCAATACTTTTACAATTAATTTGCATAGCCTTCAAAGATTTGTTGATTTGCAAATATCGCTCAACCACCTTGGGATCAGACCTATCGTATAGACTATATGCAGGTACCTTAGCCTTCAGTACCCCAGCGGAACCACTAGCTACTTGGCTAGCTTGTATCACGTAGGTTTCAACATCGGGCATCTGGGCCTCAACTGGTGGCCTATCCGGATAAACTTTAGGCCAAAATTGTTTGATCAACTGTAGTTCCTGACTCCACCATAACCTATGGGAAGCAGAACATGTGTGCCAATCAATACCCCAAAATGTGGTAAATAAATTTCTATCTGTTTTACGTAAATCTTCATCTACAGGTTTGACGAAGCCTCTAGCTGCGAATTGCTCACAGTACATAAGCAGAGCAGTATCTACTAAGCCAAGCCTACCTTCAATATGAACGTTGGTTTGTCCGACAATTGTGTGCACCTCTTTCATGTACTCCCATGCACATTCCATAGACATTCGCCATGGTTTAGACATCAGTAGCAACTTCCTAAAAGACTTAGCAGAAGTGGGGGTACCCATTGCCAATTGGAACAGAATTAAGGTAACACGCATGAAGCCAAATTCACTATTGCAACCTTTGCTAATGTCAACCATAACATCTCTCACTACATCAAGATACTTTTCTGTAGACAGCCAAAAGTATCTTAAAAGACCTAAACAGCCGCCCCACCCAACAGCGGAGTGTGCTAAGCTATTTAGGTCCATCGGTCCCAGCAAGTTCAGACTTTGTTCAGTACCATCTAAGACGACAAGCCAATCTATTTCATGTACGCCTTCGGTTAACCAAAGTGAACGAGCAGTAACTACATGATTATAGAGCCTATCCCCAAATCGGCCGGTACCAACTTCGATACAAAACACAGGTAAGTTTACTTCTATCCACATGTGCCATAACCAAGGTGAAATGGAACCAGATCTAGCTAGACCTTCCAAGTATAGTATGTCATTATATGCTATACCAGGTTTAGGCTGGTAACACCAGTTTGCTAGATTAGTTGAACAACCTTTGTGTAGCACCTCCTCCGCAGTAAAGCTGCTAGATACGATTTTACCATCTACCCAACCAATTGGGAATTTGTAAACCCCATCTCTCTTAAACGTTGTAATAAACCTCTCATGCTCAAGTATCGGGTCATGTGGGACATACTCACAGTGGCCAGCTTTAGAGAGAAGTATTCTAATAAGGTCTAAGGGGTCCTTGCCAACTACGCTTTCCTCACCACAAAAG